AGCCTAGTAAGGTCCTACTGGCGATAACGCACCTTTGTGGTGCGCGCCAGAGCATACTTCCCCGTGAAGCCTTTTTGTCCGCCGCATTAGCCAGGACTTTCCGTTGAATCATTTCAACGTATTTGTCCCACCGTTTGGCGCAGTTATTGCGTACGTACGGTAGACTGGTCATTTCTTTGTCCAGGTTTCACATGAGAGTCAATCTCGTTGAGAATGGATGAAGAGAAATGCCTGGACGATCTCGAAACTGGTGCTGGACCGTTTCGAACTACACAGATGCTCAACGACTCTTTATTGACCAGTCCTCGGCCCCGGTGGCCAAATATCTATGCTACCAGCCCGAGGTTGCTCCAACCACAGGGACGCCCCATCTGCAGGGATTCGTGTCATTCGCTAACCCGAGGACCCTTGCAGGAGTGTCCCAGTTGTTCGGCCCTTGTAAACCCCATCTCGAACCCGCGCGCGGAACTCCGGACCAGGCTATCGCCTACTGTGAGAAAGAGGAATCGCGCGATCTCACCGCAGCCTTCGGGTTTGTTGAATTTGGAGACCGTCCAAGCGGACCTGGACAAGGCAGTCGGACAGATCTTGCTGAAATTGGCAAGCGTCTCCGTGATGGTGAGACGATTAGGGTTATCGCCGAGGATCACCCCGGAGACTTTATCCGATATAACCGAGGACTCACTGCCTATGCCGCGCTCTTTTCCAAGCCCCGTACCTTTAAGACGGAAGTCCACTGGTTTCATGGAGCCACAGGAGGAGGGAAGAGCCATGCTGCTCGCGAGGAAGCGGGAGAAGATGCCTTCTGGAAGTCCATGGACTCCTCCAAGTGGTGGGACGGATACGATGGAGTTTCCCCCGTCGTTTTAGATGACTATCGCTGCAATTTTTCTACCTTTACTTTCTTGTTGCGTTTGTTTGACGAGTACCCTTTACAGCTTGAGGTTAAGGGTGGTACTGTCAATTTTGCCGCCAAGAAAATTTACGTGACTTCCCCTCACCCTCCCGGTGTAATGTGGTCTACTCGCGAGGATTTGGTGCAGCTGACTCGTCGTATTACTGAGGTTCGACAGATAGGAGAGTTAGTGCCTGTGCCCGAGCCAGAGGCTATAGTTGCAAATTTTAATCCTGCTAATTAAATTTAAGATTTTGAGTCATCGTCATTATTTGCCATGTCTCAACAAGTTATAGTAGGCCCTTTGGGCGAACAGATGAATGTAGGCCGTGTTGCCTATGGCTATGCTATGAAGTATATGAGTGATCCTGTATTTGCTGCGCGCGTTGATAATACAGCTGGGGCTGGTTATGCTCGTGCGAAGAATGTCATTGACAAGATAAGAAAAGGATGGAAGTGGTCTAACAAGCGATCCCGTTCTTCGGACGGCCCCGCCACAGACACTGATCCGCTTTCTGTTGCCTCGAATCGTACGATAATACCAGTTCCTGGTTCTAGGAATATGTTTACAGGAGGTGTTGCTGCTGAACCGTCTGCTACTCTACGGTTGGGTCAAGCTGTCTATCACGATAACGTTTCGTGGTTGCATAGCATGCTTAACCGTAAACAGACTATGAACCTTGAGGCCCAGGTCCAGGTTTTAGGTGATTCTGAGCAACGTTCCGTGCATATGTTTACATATCGTCATCGCGGGACGACGTTAGCGAACAACAATGTTTTGTCAAATCCCTATATATTGAAGCCCTTCAATAACAGTGGTTATCATTACTCGTATGTTGACGGGACTCCTCTTGTCAATACGACAGGTGTGTATACACTGGATCTTAATGCTGGTGCCGCTTCTCTCCCTGACCAGTACAACGGTAAAGTGTTTTACTCTCCTGTCAATATGGCGGATCTTGAGAATCAGAGTTTTGCTTTGATGGCGCCGTTCATCAATAAGCAATCTAGTGAATCCATGAATGCTGAGATTCCTGAGCTTACCACGACTTTATTTAACCAGACTAATGCTTTGTCTTCGATTAATTCGCCGTATATGATCAAGAGTGCTGATATCGAAGCTTCTGGTTCTGGGACTTCTTACAACCCTAACATCCCGACGTTGAACCGTCCTATCATTCGTCCGATGATTTGTGATGGCGGTGTAAAGATGTCTTTTTCTAATAAGGGCCCTACTGGTGCTTTTATTGAGATTATCGTCTTGAAGAAAAAGCAGAAGGCCGAGCCAGCGTCACAGATAGATTCTGCGCATGATGGGTCCTTTCCTTCGAAGCCTTTGCGTCAGTATGTTCGTGCTATTAACGATGGTTATGTTGTCCAGAAGCAGAGCTCTCAAGGGGTTGTGATGGTAGGCGGGGATTCTCCTGGACCGTCTGACACGTTTAGCAACCCTTATGTGAAGCTCTTGCCTGAGTCACGTTATTGCAAGACTGAGGATGTTCAGTTTACTCAGAAGGAGCGTATGAAGTTCGGGATCCCTTCTGGTTCAAGCAAGGATGTTTCTATCAATTTTGGTGGTTATGTTGCTAATGGCCGTACGTATGTTAACGGCGACCAGTATTGTGATAGTACTATATCCGTTCTTGTTGCTATTAACGGTCAACTACAGTCTGCTGAGTTCACCAAGAATGGTGATAACTTAGTTACCGGGAATATGTGTTCTGCTCACAACGTTTGTATTGATTTCGATTACCACGAAACTATGCAGGCTGCTAAACAGACTCTTCCCCCGAAGAAGGCTTATATTCGTGGTAAGGTTAATCCTTACTTGCTTCAAGCTGCGCCGCCTGGTGGTGTTAGTGTCCATCCTTTCCAGATTATTTCTGCTGCGAAGATTCTTCGTGAAGGGCAAAGTAATGGGCGTCGTCAGCACGCTCAGGATGGAGACACTGCTAATGATGATGTTATGGATGATGCCGAAATTTAAGATTTCGTGACATCGTCATTATTTATCATGCCACGTTCTTATGCTACCAGAAGATACTCTCGCCAGACTCGCTCGGGTTATACGTCAACTCGCCCGAGGGTTATTAGACGTTTTCGGACTCGGGTGCGTCGTAATCCCCGAAGAGGATATCCCCCAAGATATAGGGGGCGATACGGACGCTAAGAGGTTGTAATGTACTCATTAATCATGAACTCTTATCAAATATGCACCCTTCAAGATACTTTATTGGAGATTTTACTGTTGGTAAATCTAGTACTTATCATAGGAATCGTTACAAGAAGAGTTATTGGCGTCGTGACGCATTATCTTTTTTAAAGAAGAAGCATTCCGGTCTTAATTATGGCAGTTGGTCCCGCAACTTTAAGTACAATGTTCAGCATGCATTGCCTTACAAGGTTGGTTGGACTGCCAAAACTGCTCCGGTCGGCCCTGCTCGGGCCGCTCAAAATCGATGGAGACGTTCGTATTTTCGGACGCACGGAGCCGTTGTCTAACTAAAAAATTAAAAAATATTTTGTACAAATCTTGCTTTTTTTCACGTAGTACAATGTTCTAATCTTACGTCATTTGTTGATCCAAAATGTTTTGACTTTATGTAATTTTTGTTTGTCGGAAAAGTCACGCTAACGGACTTTTTGTGGGAAAGGGGTTCCCCCTTTGCTCTAACGGATAAGTGACATGGTTAGTATTACCCATGTCACTTTTGTGCACTACTTCTGTGCACAAAGTTCCCATGTGGGATTTTCCCACATAAGGGGGCCTTTTTTGTGGGAAAAAGGTTCCCATTTTTTGTTACGGTCGACCGACCGTACGTTTGTTTCCTGGGGTTTACATAAACTTTTTTTTCAACTCTTCCCAGCGGTCGTCTGTCGAAGGATGAAAAAGCAGTTTGGTGTGGTTACCTGTTTGTTACTGCCCCGCTACCCTAAAATTGAGATTCCGTTAGGAGTCGTTTTCGGGTACGGTGGAATGGCGAAGCCTAGTAAGGTCCTACTGGCGATAACGCACCTTTGTGGTGCGCGCCAGAGCATACTTCCCCGTGAAGCCTTTTTGTCCGCCGCATTAGCCAGGA